GTAAGATATCCTCAATTAAAAACAACATGGAATAATTTAAGAGTAGAACCTTCTGAATTTGACCCTAAACACCCACAATTAACACCTGCAACAAATGTTATTGATGCAACTGCATTAAGAAGTCCAAGACCAGATAACGACCCAGAAAACGTAGAAATATTAATTGGTTTTACAAGTTCAATAACGTTATCAAGAGTATTAAGGTCGCAACAAGCACCAGTAGGAATCAACACATTTGGTAGAATTGGTCATGTAGGTATATCTTTGGCAGAACCAGTTACAGGTATAAGTGGTACTGGTAGGATTGGTACTGCACAAGCAGGTATTGGTGTCAATGGAGCAAATGCAACTGGTAATATAGGCAATGCAAACCCAGAAGATGAAGTAAGTGTTCAAGAACAAGGGGTTGCAGGTGATGGTGAGATAGGTGCAGTAGCATTAGGTGCAACATTAACAGGTGCAAGTGGTACTGGTAATATAGGTACAAGCTCACTTGTTTTTGATAGAATATTTGACCAAACAGGTGTAAATGCTACTGGAGCATTAGGTGAAGAAACATTTGATGTAAGAACAGGTACAATTACAGGTATTGCAGGAACAGGTGCCCTTGGAAGTGAAACTATTGGTTCAGAGCCACAAGCATCTGGTGTTGCAGGTACAGGTAACACACAACCAGTTGGTCAAGCAGGTGGTGGTTCATTCTCAATATCTACATTTGGTGTAGGTGTTGCAGGTATAGCAGGTACTGGTGTTGAAGTTGGTGAAGCAAATATACCAGAATCAACAGAAACTGGTTGGAATAAAAATGAATTTGGTTATGGTGTTTGGGGTGGTGATGGTGATATAGAGGCTACTGGTGCAGTTGGAACTGTTACTGTAGACCCATTTAATGGACCAAATCCAGTAAATAGTGTTAGTGGCACAGGTGCTATTGGAACTGTCATATTTGACCAAAATATTAGTTTTGCAACTGGTTGGGGTAATAATGCTTGGAATAATGGCACATGGAGTGGCACAGATACATCAATGGGTATAAGTGGTAATGGACAAATAGGTACTGTATCTATTAATAATTCTATAGAAATATCCTCTGGAGTGTCTGGAACTGGAACAACTGGAATAGAGGCTGTTACTATAGATGGTGGTTGGGGTGAAAATGGTTGGAATCTAGGAACATGGAGTAATTAAATGAATTTTACACAGTTAAAAACAAACATACAAAATTTTATAGAAGATGATTCTACAGAGTTTGATACATCTATACCAGAAATAATTAAACAAGCAGAAAACATGATTTTTGCTAGATTACCTAATTTACCATGTTACAGACAAACACAAACTGGTAATTTTGTTATAGGCACACCAACAATAAATGTTGCAAATGCAAGAATGGTTAGACAAGTTCAATTAACCACAGCATCTAGTAATGTTGTTTATTTGAAACATAGAACAGATAGTTATATAAAAGATTTTAGACCTAATGTATCAACACAAGGGCAACCAGAATTTTATGCTACAAAAAAGGCTACAACCTCTGGTATACAAGTATTGGTAAGTCCTGTGCCATCTGCCACATTAGCATTTGAGGTAGATTTTATAGGTCTTGAAACAGGATTATCCGTATCTAACAGTAATAGTTGGATAGGAGATAATGCAGAGCAAGTTTTATTATCTGCGTGTCTTTATGAAAGTTCTTCTTTTCTTAAAGCACCAGATACTGTAAACTTGTATAAACAGCAATTTGATGAAGCAATAGCATTGTTTCAACAAGAAATGGCTCGTAATTATGCTAGTGAATACGAGGCAGGAATATAAGGAGATAAATTATGGCAATATCACAAGCAATGTGTACTTCATTTAAGGCTGAAATATTAGATGAGGGACATGATTTAGTTGCTGATACCTTAAAAATTGCATTATATACAAGTAGTGCAAATTTAGGTGCATCAACAACAGCTTATTCCACAAATAATGAAATATCTGGTACTGGATATTCTGCAGGTGGGGTAACATTAACTAACAAAGCAGTATCAACCACAGGAACAACAGCACACTTTGATGCAGATGACCCTACATGGACAGGTGCATCTTTTACAGCAAATGGTGCTTTAATATACAACAGTACAAATAGCGATAAAGCTATCGCAGTATTGGCTTTTGGTGGTGATTTTACTGTGGCATCTGGAACATTCAGAATTGTTTTTCCAGCACCCGGTGCAACTGGTATTATAAGGATAGATTAATATGGCTAGTACATACACAGCCAATAATGGCATTGAAAAAATAGGTTCTGGCGAACAAGCAGGAACTTGGGGTAACACCACTAATCTTAATTTTGATATTATAGATAGAATATTAAATGGTGTTGGAACGATAACTTTATCTGGTACAACCCATACTTTGACTACAACTGATGGCACATTATCTGATGGTATGTACGCAGTTTTAGTTTTAGCAGGGAGTCCAAGTGGAACAAATACAATAACAGTTTCACCAAATGACCAAGACAAGGTATTTATAGTACAAAATGGTTCTGGACAAAGTGCAATATTTACACAAGGTTCTGGTGCAAATGTAACTGTGCCAAATGGCAGTAAAAAAATAATTTATTGTGATGGTGCAGGTAGTGGAGCCGCGGTTGTAGATGTTACTGATTCTTTAGATTTATCATCTTTAAAATTAGGTGGTACTGCCCTTACTGCAACAGGTGCTGAATTAAACATCATGGACGGAGGTACAAGTGCTAGTGCAACTACAATAGTAGACGCAGATAGAGTTGTATTGAATGATAATGGCACAATGAAACAAGTGGCAGTTACAGATGTAGATACATATATTACATCAAAGGCATTTACTACACCATCAGCGATTACATCTACTAGCACATTAACACCCGGTTCTGCTAAATCTATTTATCAAAGAGTAGATTGCACAAGTGGAAACATTACATTAACGCTTGCTGTAGGTAGTTTGACTGTTGGACAATATATTGTTGTTGATAAAATAGATACTAGCAATAATACCTTAACTTTAGCATATCCTGCTAACTCACAAGGTTTAAGTCTAGGTAATGCAGTAGAATTTGCGTCAGCCTTTTACAATGGAACACATTTTAGTTATATAGAAACAGTTAAATCGTAGGAGTGAAAAATGTCTGTACCATTTATATCAAATTTGGGTTTTACCACAGTTGATACTGCAGGAACATTAAATACTGAGGCAGGTGCAAAAGATGCCTTACCAGTACAATATTACAAATTGATTGGAGATATTGAAGGTCAATTAATAATAAATAATAATGCAAATCATGCCAAAATCATATTAGATATGAATAATAGAACTTTGGTAGGTGCAGATGGTTCATCTTCAGCAGTATCGCCTATTCAATATAATGGTACTGGAACAGTTGAATTAAAAGGTGGTGGCTTGATTACAGGTGGTGGTCAAAGTGCTATTTCTGCAACTGGAACAGGTAATGCTACAGATATAGCAGGTATATCTGGTTTAAATGTTACTGCATCAGATGCTAATGGACCTCATTATTACAGAATGGGTTATACAAGTGGTCAAAAAACTTATAGCACAAATGAATTTAAATTTATGCAACCATATTTTTATAATGGACAATCTGGCTCTCCGTCACCAGTTAGTGTTATAAATGGTAGTATCTTTCAAACTTATAACACGACAAATTCTGGTATGAATTTTGGTACATTTGGTAGTGTTTCAAGAGTTAATATGACACATTCTGCAGGAACAGGCACAGTTTTAGAAGTTAATTATAGAATACAAGGTAGTAATTCTGGAAATGTTTTAACACCAACTGTAATAGGTTCTGGCACTTTAACATCATCAAATATTGCTGCCATTCAAAGTCTGCAAACTGTGGCTAATACATTTGCTTTTGGAGGTTCTGGCATAATACACACAGGAAATAATGTGTGTGTCATGTGGAATACATATTCAGATAGGTCAGGTGCATTTACAGGTAGACATCAATATGGACAAGTTTATGTAGGTAGTAATACATCAGGTGAGGTATTTGCCTATGGTTTAAGGTCTGGTGGTATTAGTGGAGGAACTGCAAATATCACACTTACAAATAATTCTGGTTCTGCAGTAACAATAACAGCAGGTGGTAGTTGGTCAGCAACATCATTAGCAAATGGTGCTACACAAACATTTAGTAATACCAACTTTTTTAGTTCAACAGCATATAATAATAGACAACAATGGTCATTTACTGGTGCATCTTCAGCAATAGAAAGTATTGCAGGTAATGGCACAGGTAATACAACAGTATCAGTAGCAAATGGTGGTGCAGGTGCTGATGGAACAGTTGTTGTAGCGATTAATGGTTCAACATACACAGTAACTAATAACAATACTAACCCAATAAATTTTGTAGCAGGTACTGGTTCTGCAAATATAGGTGCACAATCAACAGCATCATTTACAGGTACTGGTACAGGTTGGAGCTATGCAGGTAAAGCACCTACAGAAAATTCAGATAATGACCCATTTTCAACTGCTACTGCATTTAGTGGCACAGGTGTAACAAATAATTCTGATGGTGTGCCTACTGCAGGTATCGATACCACAAATTTTACAGGTGAATTTAGTAGGACAAAAACATAATGGCTGAAACAAAAAAAAGAGGCAGACCAAAGAAAAGGGCAAGAACTTCTAAAGGAAGATTTGTTGCAGATAATCCAAATACACCACAAAATGAAGCATACGTTGTAGAAAATACAATTATGGAAAGGTTAAAGGGATATGCCAAAAAAATTAGAGAAATCTTCACAATACGAAAAGTATGATACCAACAATGATGGGATAGTGTCTGATGAAGAATTTGCTCATATGGCAGACATTAAAAAGCTAGAGCATGATTTACGAAAGCAAAGGGCACAAAGACGTATGGCGACAGCTAGTTTGGTTGCAATGGCTACTTTTACTATTGCTATGTTCTTGGTCGATATCGAAAGAGTTAAAGCACTTGCCGATATTAGCAATCTTTTCTATATCACTGGTGGTGGCATTGTTTCTGTATATATGGGTGCATCAGCCTTTATGAGTAGGAATGGTAAATGAAACCTGCATTTTTATTGATGTGCTATTTAGCAGGTAATCCTGCAGGAACATTGCATTTTCAATCAGTAAATACAGCACATTATTTTAAATCATATTTAGATGGTCAAAGTATTGTCATTGGACAAGAACAAAAACAGTATGATTGTTTTGTAAAGTTGGTTAAAGTAAATAAAGAAATGAGATTATGGTAATGTTCAATACAATGATTATAGAAAATTTTTTTGATAATTTTGAATTATTACAGCCAGAATTAAAAAAAATACCATTATATAGTCAAGCAGATTATCCTATTAAAAAAGCAGATGAAGAATGGCCCGGCAAAAGAAGTGAGGCTTTGTTTCTTACAAATAAATTTTTATTTCAATTAATTATAAAAGAATTAAGAGCAAAAAGCCAAAATGAAAGATTATTAAGAAATCAGTTTGATATGCATGCTCATTTACATTTACGATTAAATGAAGATAATGAAAAAGATTTTATACATACAGATATTTGTGATTTAACAATGATTGTATATTTATCAGATACAAATTTAAAATCTGGCACAGCAATTTATAATGATAAACATGAAGAAACTCAATCTGCAAAATTTGTACAAAATACTGCATTTTTATTTGCAGGTAACCAATTACATGGTTCAATATTAAATTATGGTGATAATATTGATAATGGAAGATTAACATTAAATTGTTTTATAAAATTTTGAGGTAAATATGATACAGGCACTTATAGGACCAGCAACCAAGTTATTAGGTAAATTTATAGAAGATAAAGACACCAAGAATAAAATAGCCTTTGAATTAAGTACAATGGCTGAAAAACATGCTCAACAAATAGCTATGGCTCAAATAGAGGTTAATAAAGCAGAGGCATCAAGTGGTTCTTTGTTTAAGGGCGGTTGGAGACCTGCAGTTGGGTGGACATGTGCGATTGCGTTTTTATATCATTTTATCTTAAAAGATTTAATTATATTTGGTTGTGCAATCGGTGGTATTGAATTGCCAGTTTTACCAGAATTTGATATGGGTACATTATTAACTGTTTTAGGTGGTATGCTTGGAATTGGAGGACTTAGAACATATGAAAAACAAAAAGGTTTAACAAAATGAAAATGTGCCATAGTTGTTATCAAAAAAATTCTTTAATTACTCATGGTAGTCATGATGTAATTGATGAAGATGGCGAAACAAGATTTATTCTTACACAATCTACATGTATGTTTTGTAATGCCATACATGAAGTTTACGAACCAATAGGTGAAAAACATGAAATTCAATGATAAAATAATATGTGAAAGATGCAAAGTTGCAATGAAAAAGATAGAATTAAAAGACGTATATAAATGCCCAGTATGTAATGTAATAGAGAATAGGAGATTATCAAAATGAGCGAAGAAATGAAACCAATGGATATGGACGTTTTAAGAGAAGAAATAAAAGCAGATGAAGGTGTCAAATACGAAGTTTATTTAGACCATCTTGGTTTGCCTACTTGTGGTATTGGACATCTTATAAAAGAAACAGACCCAGAGCATGGCTTGGAAGTAGGCACTAAAATTAGTGAAGAAAGAGTAAATGAACTTTTTGAACAAGATATTGCAGTTACCATTAATGAATGTGAAGAATTATTTAAAACACAGTTTAGTTCTTTTGGTGCTTTACCAACAGAAGCACGATATATATTGGCAAATATGATGTTTAATATGGGAAAACCACGTTTGAGCAAATTTGTTAATATGCGAAAAGCCATAGAAAATTTTGATTATGAAGAAGCATCAAATCAAATGAAAGATAGTAAATGGTATACACAAGTAACAAACAGAGCGGATAGATTAGTTAATAGAATGAAAGCACTAAAAGTAACAGAATAAATGCCTTTAAAATTAGTACAAATACAACCCGGTGTCGTAAAAGATATAACGGATTATTCTGCAGGTAAAGATGGACCATTTTATGTAGATAGCAATCTTGTTAGATTCAAAAATGGTTTTCCAGAAAAACTTGGAGGTTGGCAAAAAGAGTCATTTCACTATTCAGTAGACCCAAGTACATCAGTTGCAGTACAAGGCAAACCAAAGAAAGCCATTTATTGGCGAGGTTTTGATAGCATAGATAGAATTGCAGTAGGTACAACAAGTCATTTATATTTAATAAAAGAAAACGTTTTACATGACATAACACCGCTTAGAAAAACATCTTCAAATTTATCTAATCCATTAACAACTGCAAGTGGTGATGCTACGATTACTGTTGCTGATACAGGTCATGGTGCAGAAACAGGTGATTTTGTAGTTATAGATAGTGCAAGTGCAATAGGTGGCATTACAGCAGATGCATTAAATAGACCAGAAGGTTATCAGATTACAAAGATTGATGCCAATTCATATAGTATTGAATCAGCCACTACTGCATCAAGCACAGTATCTGGTGGTGGTGGAACATTAAATATAAAATATCTTATTGGTGCAGATGATAGTATGGGTATTGAAAGTGCTGACCCTGCAACTGGTTGGGGTGTTGGTACTTGGAATGCAGGTACATGGAATACACCAAGAACAGTAGCCTCAAACAGTTTGGTATTTGATGCAACAAGATGGTCTTTGAATTTATGGGGTGATGATTTATTGGCAAACAATAGAAATGGTCAATTATATTATTGGGAAAGAACAGGTGGTGAAAGTGTTAGAGCAGTTCTTGTATCTTCATTAGCAGGTGCATCTGGTGTTCCAACACAAAATAGAATTACAAGTGTATCTTTTCCAGATAGACATGTTATTTCTGCAGGTAGTATAAATGCCTCAACCAATCAATTTGACCCTATGTTGGTAAGATTTTCAGACCAAGAAGATTTTACAAATTTTACTGTTACAGCCACAAATACTGCAGGAGACCAAAGACTTGAAATTGGTAGTAAAATTATATCTGTTACACCATCAAAAGACGAAACATTAATACAAACAGATGAAGCTATTTATGGTATGACATTTGTTGGTCCACCATTTACATTTTCATTTAGGTTGTTGGCAGTTAATTGTGGTGCAGTTGCACAAGAGGGAACTATTGTTGTAGATGCTAGAGCCTACTGGATAGGTCAAAGTAACTTTTTTATATATAATGGTGCTGTTCAAAAGTTACCTTGTCCTGTACAACATTTTGTGTTCGATAGATTAAATGCTGATTTTATAGATAAAACACATGTTGGACAAAATAAAAAATTTAATGAAATAACTTGGTTTTATGTAAGTACATCAAATACTGCAACATCAGACCCAGAGCCAGATAGCTATGTAACATACAATTATTCTGAAAATGTTTGGACAATTGGTGAATTAGATAGAAATACATGGACAGATGCTAAAGGTTTTAGAACTGACCCATTTGCCTTTGATGCTGATGGTCATTTGTAT